ATCATCAGATAAACTTGAAACTAAAGGTGGTTCTATTGTAACTGTAGCGGCTCCTGATGAACTTGTTACATCTGCTACAACCATATAGACTTTTGTATGTCCATTAAATTTTATAAAATCGCCTGTTCTTAATCTGTTTGCTGTATCTGCCGCAAATCCATCTATAGCAATTGTTGTATCTCCAGCGGTGTGTGAACCATTGACAGCTAAAGTTCCTGTTTCAACACCTCTTGCATCTTCAACTTCAGGTGGGATTATTGTAAAATTTTCTTTGCCTGACCTTTGTTTAATTATAAAAGCCATCAGTTCTCCGTAAATGTCTGATCTTTTTCCAATAATTATTGAGGCTGTAAATGCAAATCTTTGATTATCTATAGACCTTGAAAGTTTTTTACCTGATAACGATTTTGAAATAATAGTATCTTGTTTAGATAAGATACCCATTGTTTCAAAAGCGGCACTAGATATTGGAAATGCACCTGACATTAAATTAGTTCTCCTCTACCTTTTTCTGCTAAAGCATTATTTATTATTGATGTAATAGTACCTCTGTTTTCTACTAATGCTTGGTCAAAGCCTCTTGAATCTATGGTATTAATTGTAAAATTAACATTGACAGCACTACCACCTGTTCCTCTAGCGGCTTGTGTTATTTGACCTGATGAGTTTGGTATAAACATTTCAGCACCTCTTTCGCCAACTATTGTTGGTTGTCCTTTTCTAACTGCCCCACCTGATGCTTTCCCAAAACCAAGTAAAGATGCACCAAAATTTAAAAAAGAAAATGATGCCTCTTGTTGTTTTAAAATATTTTTGGTTTTTTGTATTGCAATTAAAACTGTCTCTCTTGCAATTATTTCTATTAGTGTTGCAAGAATTTCTGTTACTAAAGTTTTTCCTAAATCTTTAAATGTTGCATTAAGTTCTTTACCTAAAACTATTGACTCTGCTATACCTCTTGAAAAACCTTTAATACCCATATTTAATATTTTTCCTATTTGAACTGCTGGGTCTTTTAAAGTTTTTAAATCTTTTTCTATTATTTTTGTTGTATCTGCAAATATATCTTTTCTTTTTGCAAGACTATTGTTTGTTTGATTTACTATTTCTAAATTTTCATGTAAAATTTTTTGATGAGCAAAAAGACTATCATTAACTTTGTCTTGTGTTTCTTTAGTTTTTATATTCACAAAAGGAATTTTATTTAGTAAATCAATTACTTCTTGAACAGCTTTTTTAGTTAAATTAACTGCTTTTGCAATTCCTCTTATAGCCGCCGCAAATCCTTTAACTGCAAGAGTAAGTGTTTGTCCAATAGCATTAGATATTGTTTCAAAAGCCTCTGTGTTTTCTTCTATAAATTCATTTAAACTTTTAAATTCTGATTTTAATTCATCAAAAAAATTTGCACCAGCAACATTTCTTTTAAAATTAAATAATTTATCTCCAAGCATTGATAAAGTACCTGTAAATGTAGTTGCGAGTTCATCTGTGGCAGTTCCAAATTGTCCACCTTTACCAAAAACTTTTTCAAATGCTTTTATAGTTTCTTCTGCTGAAACTGTTGCACCAGCACTAAAACCTAATAAATCTCTAACACCTCTCTCTCTAAAAATATCAGCCGCCGCTATACCACCAGCAAATGATCTTTGTATTTGCTCTGCTGTTGTTGCAAAATCTAAACCTGTAACAGCCGCAACATTACCTGTAATTTCTAAAATTTTTGAGAGTCTATTAGCATCTCCAGCTACTACAGCTAAATTTCCTGATGCCTGTTGTATTTGTTCTAAAGAAAAAGGAACTCTAGCGGCAAACTTTGCCATTACATCAAAGGCTTTTGCACCCTCTTGCGTACTTCCAAATAATTGTTTTAATCTTACATTTAAATCTTCAATACTTCTACCTGTCGAAACAAAAGATTTAATAACAAGACCAGCACCTATACCAGCTAATGCACCTCTAACAGAAAATATTGCATTTCTTAATCCAGCTAATCTACCTCTAATACCATTAAAGGCTTGTTTGGTTTTATCTTGTGCTAATATATTTATTTTAAGGTTTTGTGCCATTATCTTTTTTTCCTGTCAGCTATAGATTGTTGTTCTTCTATTTCGTGCAACAAAAATGCTAACCAATGATTATACTCCCAAACTTCCATTTTTAGAAGTTCAGATAGAGTTATTTTTAACCTATCAGCGACTATAAGTAAATTTTTTAATTCAGGATTAAATTTTAGTTTTTTTTTACTTCTTCAGGAGAGATAACTTGAACCATAGCTGTGGCAACCCTAGAGAGAACATCAGAATCTACTTTTGTTAGTAAATCCATTTTATCGTCTAGTTTGAATATTTTTTTACCATCTTTATCTAATGATTTCATAATTACAATATCCGCTAAAATACTTACATCAGATAAATTTTCAGATTTCTTGAATAGTTTATTTTTTTCAAAAAGGTTAATAGGATTCCAATAAATTACTGATGGCTTTCCATCTTCGTCTTTCCACTCAGGAACTTCAATAGATTGAACACCTATACTCTCGAAATGAGTTTTGGCTCTGTCTATTATTGACATAAATTATTATTCAGTTCCGATTGTTAAAGCACCTGTTCCTTGAAAAGTAACTGAT